CTTCCTGCTGGAGCAGCTCGCCGTGTGCGCCGCTGATCGGCGTGATGGAGAAGACGCGCGCCTTGGTGACCTGATAGCTCGGGTTGGTGGTCGACACCGCCGCGTCGACGGGGCGCATCTTCACCCGGAACGCGGTGCCGTTGTTCCACAAGGCGTAGAACTTCTGGTCGATGCCCGACGCGCCGAAGTCCTGCCGGTGCGTCAGCGTCAGCGGCAGCGAGATCAGGCCCGGGTAGAACACCTCGGCGACGTCGCCCATCACGCGGTCGTCCAGCTCCGCCTTCGACAGCGGGAACTGTACGGACTTGTTCGCGTCGACCTCGGTGTACGAGCCCGCGGCACTCGTCGACGTCGTGAACGCTACGTAACCGTTGCGAAACAGAACCGGATCGGCCACAGCCTCCTCCTTCTAGCTCGCCGCTAGCGACAGCGTCACCGCCGCCGTGATGCTTCCGCCCGTGCGCGTCAGTACCGCGCGCCAGTAGTCGTCCGTCGCGACCGGCCCCGCCACCTTCACCACCTGGTGCGTGACGCCCGTCACGTTCGCGAACGTCGCGCGCGTGGTGGCGCTCGAGAACCCGGAGTTGTCGTCCGACTCAATCGTGATGTCGTAATTCGCGCTCGAGGCCACGAAGACGTGGAGCGACGCCACCAGGGTCTCGCCGGCGTCCAGCGTCCCGAGCTGTAGGCCCGTCCCCTGCGTCGTGGCGCTGATCGCCGTCTTCGGGAACAGGATGGACTGCCGCGACAGCCAGTAGCCGCTCCCGGGCTTCGTGCCGAAGGTATACCCCAGGAGCTGCCCGTGCTCGCCACTCATCGCGTCGTACTGGAAGGGGCCGCCGACCACCATGTAGGCGATGTTTCCGAACGCCCCGGCCGAGGCCGCCGGCGCGTTGGGCGGCGCGAAGACGACCGGCAGGCCCGAGGCGTAGGTGTTCAGGGCCGCGAAGATGCCAGGATCGGGTTCTCCCGCCACCGTGCCCGCGGCCGCGGACGAGGAAAAGAACCCCGTGCCGCTGCACGTAACCTGCTGGAGCCCCGGAAAGTAGGCCTCGTGGCCGTCGCCGAACCGGGAGTCGCCGAGCTCCGCCTTGGCGGCGGTCATGGTGACCTGGTTCAGCGAGGCCGTCAGGTCGTAGCCGCCGAAGTAGACCTTGCAGTCGGACAGCAGCACAGGGTCAGCCACGCTTTGCCTCCGTGGGGTTCCAGCTACGGCCGCACTGCTTGCACGTCTTCCGCGGGGCCTTGAAGGTGCCCGTGTCCTCTACGTTCGTCGACTTGCACACCGGACACGGCGCCTCGTTGCCGTCATCCTCGCCGGCCAGCACGTCGAGGGCGTGGTGCGCCAGATCCTCGCGCGCCTCGGATGCCCACTTGTCCGCGAGTTTGACGAGCTCCTGCGCCACTTCGAGAGGCAGACTCATCAGCCCCTCGCTTTCTTGATCGTGTAGTTCGCCACGATCCGCCACAGCCCGTTCTGGTCCTGCCCGAGCGTGGAAGGCGTTCCCTCCTCGTCGACCGCGAAGTACGCGCGCCCGCTGAGAGTCGTGCTGTGCAGGTTCGCCAGGTGGCCGTGTATCGTGTTCGCCGTGGAGCGCGCGGTCGCGCGGAGCTGGTGCCGCGTCTCGACCTGCACCGACTCGACCTCATACCCCGGCGCCGACAGGCTCGCCCCCATCACGTAGGCGTCCGACCGCTCGGAGGCGTAGTGCGTGACCGCCACGAACGGCCCAGGCGAGGAGGAGGACACCTGGGGGTTCTCCGGCATCGGCCCCGACCACAGGTTGGTCCCCGCCGTGAGCGAGCTCATCTGCGTATCGAGGTAGGTCACGATGTCCTCATCGGCCGGCATCGTCGTCCACCGGTTCCGCGACGCGCTGCCGCTCCACGAACTTCTCGGCCTGCTCGGCGGTCACGCGCACCACCTCGCCCTTGCGCCAGGGCGCGTTGTCCACGAGCATCCGCACCGCGAACAGGTCGTCAGCGCGCGCGGTCGAGGCTTGCCGCGATTTCCTCAAAGGCTTCCTCCACGATATCTGGCACGCGGCCGGCGGCGGCCATCAGCGGTCGCTCCATGAACTTCGCGTTTCCGCGCCGGTGCTTGAGCGTCAGGTCCTCGTGCTGCACCAGTGACCACGCCACGCCGCGCCCGGCGCTGTGATCCTTGCCACCGGCGGACGCTCCCAGCTTCGCCGCGTCCACGACGAAGCCGGCCGTCATCCGCTGTCGGCCGCGCGAGATGCCCGGGACCTTCGCCCGGAGCGCCCTTTCGATGCGGGACTGCCCCGTCTCGGGGTCGTCCGGGGCCTCGGCCTTCATGCGCGCGAGGACGGCCGCCTGCCAGACCTTGACGCGGCGCCGCAGCGGCTCCTTGAGCTTCGCATCCATGGACATCGCCTGCAGGAGCTCGCCGAACACCTTCTGGAGGTCCGGGCCCTCGAGCCGCGCCACCATGGTGGCCATCAGAGCCAGATCCTCGTGTGGTCCAGCCCAAGCCCGGCCGCCGGCTCAACGCGCTGAATAGGTGGATGCTGCGGCGAGAACCCGGACGGGAGCGTGATCCTCGAGCGGTGGTCGACGGCGATGCGCCCCGGGATGATCACGGAGGCCGTGCTCTCGACCTCTCGGCCCTGCTGGTTGATGATCCGCGTGCTGAACGGGAGAACCTGGGCCTGGTACGTCACCGCCGAGCCGTACGTGTGCGCCTGGTTCCCGGTCATGGACACGAACGGCTCGATCGTTACGGTGTCCGTCATCAGCTCGAGGAGCGCGCTGTCTAGGCTCATGCGCGCCTCACGTACGGGGCCAGGAGCCCGACCACCTCGGACGGCAGAGAGAGCAGGGTCACGTTGTCCGACTCGCTGTACCGGACGCGCATCGGGCCGACCTGCTTCTCGACCACGCCCGGGTCCGTCTGGCGCCCCAGGAAGTACACCTTGGTCGACTGCAGGCACGCCTTCTCGACGTCGTCCGGGAGCGTCTGGACGCGGATGCTGACCGGTTTCACGCCGCCGGCGGACTCGTTCACGAGCGTGCTCGTGACGACGATCTTGGAGGCGGTGGGCGTACCGGTCACGAGGTGGCGGCCGTTGTTCGCCGCGTTCTGGAAGTCGAACGCCTCGATCACGTCGCCGGCCTTCAGCATCGTCGGGAAACCGTCCGCCGAGTCGTTGAAGCTGTTGTCCACGGCGGACGCCGACAGGGTCAGCCGCTTGAGCAGGTTGTCGCCCGGCAGCAGGTAGCCCGCCGTGTACTCGACCGTGACGAGTGGTTCCTCGGAGCCCGGGATGGGGCTACCCCAATCCGCGAAGCGCCCGCCGCCCGAGAGCCCCGGGAACACCTGCGCGGACCACGTCCAGCCGTCCTGCCGGTACAGCGTCCCGCAGCCCTTGTCATACAGCGAGTAGTCGGTCCACACCGCGTCGTCGTACGTCACGCTCGACACGGTCGCGACCGGGTATCGGTCGAGCATCAGGTACGGGCCGCCGAAGGCGGGGAGTGTCTCGGAGACGGCCTCGCGGGCGAAGGTACGGTGGCAGTACGCCTCGATGGCGGCGCTGCTCCTGCGGATGGTGTCGGTCAGCAGTGCGTCGTTCTCTACCGTCGTCAGGCCCAGCTCCGCCTTCAGTTGAGCCAACGTCGTGAGGCTCACGTTCCGGGCCGGCGTGGAAACCGTGACGGGCACGAGGCACCGACTACCGCTTCCGCGGAGCCTTCGTCATCTCGTCGAGGGCCTGCACGCGCGCCTCGGAGTCGGCCGTCTGCTTCGGCGCCCCGGGCTTGCTCCCGTGCTTGCGCTCGTCGTAGGGCTCGATCTCCCCCGACGCCACGAGCGGCGCCGCCTTGTGGAGCGCGAACCGCTCGACGCGGCCGGCCGGCACGCCGTAGAGGTCGCTCTTGACGTAATAGAGCTGCATCATCCGAGAATCCTCCCACCGCGCGCGTAGATGTCGAGTCGTTCCATGATCGACCTCGCCATCTGGTACGCGCCGTCGTTCGTGTGCATCTGCCCCGAGAGCGTCTCGAGCTGCGCCTTTCCCTCGGTCACGGCCTTGAGCGTCGAGTCGGCCTGCGTCCGGAGGTACGTCTGGAGGTCCGCGAGCAGGTGGTCCGGCGGCTCGTAGCCGTACCGCTGGAGCTGGCGCAGCAGCGCCGACCGCTCGTGGATCGTCACCTTCAGCCCCGAGGACTCCGCGCGTCCAATCCAGTACTCGGCGCAGGGCCGTTGATCCGCGTACTCGGTGCTATGCACCAGGTCCACGCCCCACAGCCCGATCTCCGCGACGTCGGACTGCGCGAGCGCGTAGGCCAGGCAGTAGGCCACCGTGCTCGTGAAGTAGTCGCGGCCGAGGATGCCGATCACGCGCTCAAGCGGAAACGCATGGACGCTCGGCCACGTCGGGTTCTCCTCGAGCATGAACACCGGGAACGGATGCTCCCGCGCGAGCCACTGCTGCTGTTGGTCGCCGACGCCGGCGGCCTTGCCGTAGGCCTCGATGTACTCCGGCGTGTGCATGTCGAACCACAGGCTAAAGCGGTCCTCCGGGATGTCGAGGCCATAGTCGGGCTTCGCGGCGCGCCAGAAGCCGTTCATGCCCCACAGCTCCCAGGTGGTGTCCGCCACGGGCGCGTCCTTCGCGGTCCCGCCGAAGCCGATGATGGCGACACGCCGCCACCGCTTCGGCCTTGAGACAGAAGACGGCCCCGCAGGCGTCTCTACCTGCGGGGCCGGCGCTTCCAGCATCCGCGGTCGTTACGAAACCCGATACGGGACGTTGGTGGGCGAGTCGCCCCCGCTCAGGATGATGACCCCGCTGTTGAACATGGTCGGGGCCTGATTCGTGGTGGTGTCCTTCGCGGACGTGCTCGAGGCCATCTTGAACGAGATGGTGTGGTTCGCGCGGTAGAACCGATCCGCGCCCTGCAGGTTGACGCTCGAGCCGACGCCCAGGTGGAACACCGCGTCGGTGTCGGTGCCCATCTTGAAGCGATCGACGTTCGCCTTGAGCGTCCGCCAGGTCGAGCCGGCGCCGGACGTGGCCGCCCGCGTCTGGTGCGTGGTCGTGATGTAGAGGTTCTTTCCCGAGGTGTGCGAGGTCCACTCGCCGGCTAGGCAGGCGAGCGCCGACTTCCACCGGGGCATCCCCGAGGGTCGATTGTGTACCGTCGCGTCGAGCGGCTTGCCGCCGGTCGAGCCATAGTGTGGCACCTTCGACAGGTCGATCGCTCGACCCGTCAAGGCGACGGTGCCGGTGTCCGTGCCGGTCGCCTTGATGTAGATCAGGGCGGTCGTCGTGGACAGCGGGAGAACGGCGGTGACAGGGAACCCGATGTCCCCGAGCGCCGAAGGGCTGGACATGATCTTCTCTCCTCCTCGTTTGCCCGGTCCCTACGTCGCGAGCCCGGTGCGGACTGCCGCTGCCTTGTCGTAGACCTGCAGGAAGTCGTGCTCCGCGATGCAGGTGATCACGGTCTCGTCGTTCGAGATACCCGAAGCGACCGCCGAGATGTCGGGGTTGTAGTACGCGCCGCCGCGGAACGCTTCGACGGTGCGCGACATCGAGTCGTGGATCTCGAGGCTCGGGAAGTGCGCGAAGATGTTCAGCCCCGAGCTGGTCCCGATGAACGAGTTGGTCACCTCGAGCTGCGTGCTGAGGTAGACCGGGAAGCCGAGCAGCCGCGGCTGGCCCTGCGCCAGGCCCGCCGCGAACACCCAGTCGCCCGTGGTCGTCGTGAGCGCGTAGATGGTCCAGAACGTCGAGGGCGACAGGATGAACCCGGAGTTGGCCGGGGTGACCGGGATGTTGCTCGCCTGCACCAGGCGCACGTTGTTCGTGAGGTCGGTCTGGAAGTTCGCGAGCGACGTGCCGGCGGTCGCCGCCACGTTCGCCGCCGCGGTCTGGTAGCGGATGCCCTGCGGGGAGCCGCTGTCGACCGGGGGGTTCCCGACGAGGAACGCGCGATCCTCGCGCAGCGCGGAGACGGAGAGCAGGTCCTCCTGCACGATCCGGTCGGCCTCGCCGCTCGAGAACCGCAGGAGGTCGTTGCTCACTACGGTGAGCGCGGTGAGCTTCTTGTAGCTCAGATCCGCGCGCCCGACGGTGAGGTTCGACGGCGTGATGCGGTCCGTCTCGCCCTGGTAGTAGGCCGTGCCGGCGCCGGTCTGCTTCCGCTTGCTGGTCGCGCCGCGCGGCATCGGCACGGTGCGCGCCTTGCCGCGGATCACGGTGTTGTTCCGCAGCAGCTCGATCCACTCCGGGTCGTAGCTCGGCATCACCATCGCGCCGGCCGTCGAGGCGTTGCCGGCCGTGAGCGTGGCCTTCACCAAGGATGCCCACTTCTCGATGCTCGCCGAGTACCCGGATGGCCAGTACTTCCTGGCCACCTTCGCGATGCCGTCCGC